CAGGCGGCGTTCATAAAGGAACCCCTCAAAGTGAGGGCCGTGACGTCGGGGCCTGCAGTCCCTTATTGGTTGTTGAAGGATGTTCAGAAGTCGTGCTGGCGGCAAATGTCCAGACACCCTTGCTTCGCGCTGATCGGGAAACCGATTTCGGCCGAGTACCTCGACTCGAGATTTTTGCGTCATATGGAGGAAGATTTTATCTACTCCGAGAATATGCGCTTTATCGAGTCGGGGGACTACAAGGCGGCTTCAGACAACATCCGTTCCTTCCTTTCGAGGAGGGTTTGGAATCGTCTTGCCCGCCATGGCCGATGTCCCGATTGGGTGCGTCGAGCGGGGTCTAAGGCACTTGTTGGTCATCAGATTCATTATGATGACCATGAGGTTGTAGAGCAGTCTAATGGGCAGCTGATAGGTTCGGTAGTTTCTTTTATCGTTCTTTGCATCATAAACGCTGCGGTCTGCTACTCAGCCTTTTCCGCCGGCCCTTGGAGCTCCATGCCGCGATCCCTGCGGCATGCCCCGTTGTCTGTTAACGGGGATGATTGCGTGATGCTATACACTCCAGCCCAGCGTCAGCGATGGAGGGATCTCTCCGCTCTTGCGGGTCTAGAGTTATCCGTTGGTAAGTGTTACACTGCAGCCAATTGGTTGCAGATGAATTCGGCTGCCTTTATCCTGGACATTAAATGTCAGGGTTTCCGGCACGTCCCTTACACTAACTACGGGTTACTCTCCCCGTTCAAGATTCGAGGTTCCGATAGACGCTGTTATACTGAGCTGGAAGCTTGCGCAAAGGAGTTCCTTGCAGGCCATAATCCAAAAATCCACTATAAGTTGATGTCCCAGTTCCTTCGGGAGCATGGGCGAAAGGGTGGTCTTTTAACCGAGATTCCCAGAGGTATGTCGTGGTGGTTACCACGTCACCTTGGGGGTCTAGGCCTCCCCTTCCTCTCTGAGGATGGCACGATTGCCATCCCACAGGAGGAGGTCAGCGGTCGCCAGAAACTTCTGGCGACGATGGTGATGAACTCTCTCATTCCCGGGGGGAGGAACCTCCGCGCTTTTCCTGGCGCAGAGGCCCCTCTACCACCCTGGGCACGCGAGGGCCTTCTCCGAGATAAGAGACATGAGATAGCGATACCCATCGCAGAATATCTCCTGTCGCAAACCCCGGATGAGGCAAGCGATCAAACTGCGGAAGAGAACTGCGGGAAAAACGTTTGGGGTTCGGGACCTTACTCCTCTGCTCTCTGGGAGCAAGCTTTATGCTTGCCTCCAGTGACAGACAGATTGTTGTCCGACCCCTACGTAAAGATTCCGCGGGTCTCCGCCGAAGTTGCCTCGCGTGTGCAGCTGGAGAGAGTAAACCGGCATTGGGTAAGGAATTGGGACCGATCCAGGTCCGCTTCCGGGATTGCACCACTCGAGGTGCTTCTTTCCCATTTGCCGGTAGTACACACCTTCCCCGCTGGATTGTCTCAGACCTTCTCCAAGGTGAGACTGATTCCGCGGGGGATGATAAGCCGTCTTTCAGCCATTGTTCTTGGGACTGAGGTACGGAACGACGGACAGATGAACTGCCAAGGCTTGAATGCCCTTGTTGGTGATATTCCGTTTGTTTCGCAGTCCCTGGAGCCCTGA